TAAAGCGGAATAGACCTTCACCTAGTGGGCGTAGTAGATAATCATCTACATTCTTGATTACCGTTTTAATGCCCCCTGCAGCCGCACCCATGAGCATGGAGATGCCAGAGGCAGTCCTACCCACACCAGACACACCTGTCTGCCCGTGGGCGAAGCTAGGCATTCCTGTGGACTCATCTGATAGCTGACGTGCCTTATCAAACAGCATCATATTCTCAGAGGACACATTTGGAAACTTAGTACCAAAGATAGCCTGACCCGGTGCGCCACCCTGTCTACGGAATACTTTACCCGGATATAGTGATAAGTCTTGACCCGGTACTAGATTAGTCTCGTCTACTTCAACAATCAAGTTGCCAGACAGTACATCATTATCTACAGCCATACGCATGAAACCATTCATTAGCGTTTGAGTATCGTCCATGTTCTCCGCAATACCTACGCCAAAGAATGAATATGGGTTTAACTCAAATGGTGCTGCATGATATGGAATACGAGAAGGCTTAAAAGGATTGAGAACCATACGCAAGAGTTTGCCATTACAAATCCATACGTTTGCTTGTAGTTCATCAAAGTCTGTTAACTCTTCTGGAATGTCTACACCTTGGTCTTCAAGCATTTCAACATCTACCATGCCCCAATACTCTAGTACCTCAAAGCGGTCAATGCCATGCTCTGGTGCATAGTCAGATAAATCGTCTTCCCAATACTTTTTACTGTAGTTCTCACCCATATTGATAGCTTCATCAATAACGTCACTACGAAAGTATGGTCTTTTCTTTAGATTACGCAACTGTGTACGAGACATCTTATGACGCTCAATAACAAACTGTGCTTCATCCATGTTGTTAGCATCTGGGTCTGGATAGAAGTTCCATACAGATACGTGATTAATCTGCGGTACTGTTTTAAAGAGTGGGTCATAGTTACCCTCATCATCCCAATTAGGATACTCCTTATCAATAGCAAACGGTCCTTTCATAATGCCTGTACCAAACAGAGACATTTCAAAAGAACTACTACGTAAGTTTTTATTAGCACCAGACTCTTCTAGTTGGTCGTGAATTTTCTTCTGCATCTTCTTAGCAGCAATCATAGCTGGGCTAAAGTCAATAGCAGTAGGTGTCTTACCCGGACCTTCTTTTAGTTTATCTGTAACGCCTTCTAGTTTATTCTCTAATGGCCCAAGTTTTTCGCCAAGAGTTTTAGTTGTCGCACCTTTCGGGAAATCCATACCGTCACCCTTGAAACCATATGGGCTAGATAACGATGTATCACCTCTAAGTTCTTCTGGCTCTTGAGGGTCAAAATGAACGTCTGCCACGACACCTTCCGGTAAAGTCGTAGGCTCGATGGATAAAGGAAATTTGTTGTTAGCAAATAGAACGTCAATAATTTGTCCATAAGCTGCAAGGGTTTTAGTTTTGGTAATCTTAACGAAGACACGAGACTTTTCAGTTTCTGTAAATTGTACATCGGGACCATATAAACCTCTATAGTTGCGGTAGGCTCTTAGCCAACGCTCTTCATCTTGATAACGATAATCTTCAGACCGACTGTAGCGTTCCATAATAAAAGGAATAATTTTGGATACGTCAGCATCTACAACAGCACTATCGTCAGTATCCTCTAATGCAATAGCATCATCTTCAATCATAATTTCTTCTTCAGCCATTTTATATCCTTAATATCCAAATGTGGAATCTGCTACTGGCATACTATTTCTTTGCCCTGCATTAGGGTCATAATCAAATATACTAAACCGTGGCCTTGACATTATACCATATCTCATAGCATCGTACAAGTGGTCTTCACTATTCGTGTCAATATCTTCCGGGTTCTTTTTATCCAACGGTATGGACGGTAATTGGGATACGATGTTTGTGCAATTATTAAAGAAAACAAGTCTAGGTTCTCCTGTGAAGTCATCTACCTGTAAGCGTCTGTGTATCTCGTTCTTACCTGCTACACGACTACCACGGCTTCTATCTGATGGTCGCCAACGACAACCTCTACTTACCATCTGCTCTGCAAGGCTAGGACCAGTATCACCACGCTTATGCCAAAGAGAACTATCCAGTACACCGTATTTTATATTCCCATCACCCGCTTCTGCTTCCAGTATCATATCTGCCAAATCTGCGGCAAGAACTTTAGAAACGTAGAGTTCTCGATATACAATAAGCTGTTCATCAGGTGCGACAGCAAACCAAACAACGCCAGACTTACTGCCGTAACCGTAATCGCAAGCCCTAAACTTAACCCAATTACTAGGTATATCAAAAGGGTCAACGACATGAATGCTACGGTCAAACTCAGTAAAGGCCGCACCTTCTTTAATATCCCAGTCACCATCAAGTAACTGCCTACGCTGTTGCTCTGGGAGCGAGAGAAGCATGGCCTCGTAATCTCCTGCCTCTGCAAGGTAAGGATTGTCAGAGAGTCTTGCTGGTATGAACCTACGCTTGAATAAAGACTTTCCTGCCTTGCTATGTCCTGCTGGGTAGCGTAGTACTTCTCCTGTTTCACTGTCTGTAGCCTCAAAGGTTGAATCGTATGGTGCGGGGTCGATAAACATTTTCTTAACCCAAGCGTGACCTCTTCCTCCGGGGTTTGTAGTTGCCCTCATATAGATAGGCAAATCTGGTGCAGTGGACCGTAAACGAGAACGCATGTAATTCCATGCATATGGTGTGGACCATTGTGTTAATTCGTCAAAGCCTATCCAACTAAAAGCTAGACCCTGATAACGCAAGACATCATCATCTCTATCCAGATAAGACATCCACAATCTTGCGCCAGAGGGCGCAGTCCACTGCATCTTTCTTTCTGACCACTTAATACCGGGCCAGATTTTTGGGTACAGTTCCTGCGACTTGAATACAAGTTCTCTCAGTTCCTCTGTTGTGTGTCGTAACAACAGTCCACTGAAAGCAGGATGGCCCATGTAGCGTAGTGGGTCAGCAAGCATGGCGTAAGACTTACCACCACCTGCACTACCACCAAATAGAACCTCACGTTCTGGTGCAGCTAGAAAGTTAGTCTGCGGTCCTTCGTTAGGCTTGAAGAGTACATTAGCAGTCTGCTCAATATCAATGGTATCAAACTCGGGAGTAAGTGTTTCCTGTATCTCAACCGTTGGCTTTGGAGCCTGTTCTTTCTTCTTCGAGGACTTTCGCTTTGGCGATTGCCTTTTCCGCATACTCTGCCCACTGGCGGATGCTTTTAGCTTGGTTCTTACGCTGTCGCTCATTCTGTAATCTTTTCCTTAGACCTACATGCGAGATGTATCTACCGCTGTTTGTTGACAGCCAGTTTGCTACTTCACGATATGAATACTGATTTGTGTACGCTCTTGCCTTCTCAAGCAAGTCTAGTTCAGTTGGTATAGGGTCAAGAATGTCGGGGTCTTCTTCACTCTGTTCATAACCAAATGGTACAGTCCTAGCAATGCGAGGTATCTGTACCCATTCGTTTTCTTCTTTAATGTCTGTTGGCTGTGGTAGCTTCCATTTGCCTATGCTTCTAGTCATCGTCTACTACAATTGCTTTAGGTGGCATAAGCATGACACCACCTGATGCCTCTACCTGCATCTTTTCTGTTTTCACTAGACCAGTACGGTCAAGCAGTTCTTTAGCCGCTGACATCTTATCACGGATACCTAGTTCAGTTGGGTCAAACAAACCACCCACCATAGCCATAGCAGCTTTAGGTGCGTTACGTGCCATGTACATCTGCGTTGCGTCAAGGATTTCTTCTTTCAATCCTTTTACAATAGCTGTTGTTGGGGTGTTATCAGAATAGCCAGCCAGTTTCTTAGCGGCAACTACGTCACCGCCAGCGTCCTCGAAGAGGACTTCCAGAAACTTCTGTTGTCTTTCGTTTAGTTCTCTAGGCACTACATCTCTCCGTGGTGCATTGCGTGAGCAAGTTTAGTCGCACGTGATTTTACCTGATTTGCCCACCTGCTGTCAAGCATTTCTTTTGCTGCAGTAGGAAAATCTTCACTGTGTATTGCTGCCCACATATTTTTAAACTTACATAGTCTTGGTACACCCATGTTAAACGCCATATCCATGAGTATAAGTTGACGTACAGAGT